GTATTATATGAGATATATTAAATATATTACACTACTATACTATAAATAAAAGGCGTTAAATAGTCAAAAAAAATAAAGGCCTATCGTGCTAGTACATCACTAACCACGATAGGCCTTTTATGCGTTTCAGTTATAAACTATTACTTTATAACTCGTTCCATTTTGGAACAGGTTCCCATACGTCCGCCCTCGTATGGTAGGGAGATAATAGGACCACCCCCATATTATTTAACAGCCGCCGCAACTGTAACCACACCAGCCACTACGCCCCATATTGTGCGTTGCCGTTTAAGGCGTTGCTCAGTTCGTTTGTTGCGTTTGATTTGCTCTCTCAATTCTCCCAATGAGTTCGAGGCCTCTTTCAACCTCTCCTCTTGCTGCGTCGATAAGTTCGAGGCTTTCGCCAATTCTTGCGCCTGTTTCTCGTTGATTGCTTTCAAGTCGCTCAATTCCTGCCCCTGTTTGTTGTTGATAGTCTTGAGCCTGCTCAATTCGTCGCCCTGCGTCGCTGTTAAGTTGTTGGCTTGCTGCAATGCTTGCTTTGAGCTGCTGATTGAGTTTTCGGCTTTCGTCAAGCGCCCTTTGAGTTCGTTCCAACTGCTCAAAGGTACGCTTATAGTCGGCTCTTGTTTCAAAGTATCCGCTGGCGAGGCTGCCAATGAGATAGACGAGCAAAATGCCAAGAATACCATAAACAACGCGCCGAATAGTAACCGCATGTACAATTTTGTTTTTGATAATTTCATACATCACACGCCCCCTATATTAGTCTTGGTCTGTCCAGCGAGCAGCCCAGCCCCGCACATCAATATGAACGAAATCTTGATTATAATATCGCCCAATGCCGTCGGCACCACATTCCTCGGCCACTTCGGCGAGGTAGTCAACGTTAATGCCGTCATAGGTTATGTCGGCCGCCGTTCCCTCAACGTGTTGAGAATTAGGCACGCCCCCTACTTCTGCATTGTGTTCTGGGCAACGATAACCGCTTAACACTTCAATAGGTTGGCCGATACGTTCACGGATAGCGTCTAATACATCAACGAGCCTTTTATCAATCACATGGTCAAGAATAGGGTGTCCGTCGCTATCGTACCCATGACGGCCGCATTTGCATGCGAATTCATAATCATCAAAGTATGTACCAATTTTCATTATATGCACCTCTTTATTTAATAAATACAAAAGCCACGCCCATATATCGTGAGCGTGGCACAAACAACACTATATTATTTTTTGAGTATCATATCCACTCTTGCATGAACCACGTCCAGCAAGCCCGATATAGTAGTATTTCCGCCGTCTCTCATGTTCTCGAGTATGCTCAATAGTTCTACCGAGCCGAGATATAGCCATACGATATTGACGGCGAAAGCGTATTGCCCAGCCATATAGTCAAAGCACCAAGCGGCGCCAGTAGCAAGGCAATATGTCAAAACTTTTGTAACGAAAGGCTTGCGCATATGCTTTGAGGATATAATACCTTTTCCCCATGCAGCAGGTATGGCTATGTATTTATCCGCCATGCTTAGATTGTCTGGATTAGCACCCATGTCTATTAGCATTTTATACCCAAGCGCCGCCCATTTTGTAATGAGGTCTATGAATACCAATAATATGAATATGCCTAACACCTGCACATGTTTTAAGCCAATCATATATATCGCTACATCGGCGATAACGGCAAGCAAGGCCTTTAGAACGAACGAATCCGTCAACGTCCGCCAAGCTTCGCTCATGAAATCAGTTAATTCTTGCATGTGTTCCCCTTATGTTAGCTAATTATTCATTATCTGGTGCGGTTTTGTAGAAGTTGCCGAACCCTACAACCATTCCGTCAAATGGCTCAGTCATTACTGCAAAATAGTCGGCTTTTATACGCTCTAATTCAACTCGTGGACGAATTAGTTGTTGCCCTAAAAATGTTACTTTACGAGATGCTCCATCGCCAACACTTCGATATACTCTTCGAATTACAGGTACAAATGTTTCTTTTCCAATTTCTCCATATTGGGCGTAAATCGTTTTGATATTAGGATTGCCGATAGTATTTAATGTAGCATACAGCTTATCAAGTGGAATTTTGCTAGTTTCCGCATACCCAATAATTTTGTTAGGAGAATTAGAAATAAACTTAAATTCCGTAACGCCGTCATACACCCAAGCAGGTCTATCGGAAATATCATAATTCTTATCGATGTTATCTGTTTGGTTGGTAAGGTCAATTGTTAACACGTTACCTTCTTTAAATACTGTAATTCCATTTTTGTCGGTAAATTGTAAATCCTTAATACCAGTAATAGTAATATTTGATACTTTTACCCCTAACATATTGAAATAATCAACTACAATATCAGATTTTCCATATGCTGGAATGGTGATATTTGCCGATCCATTCACAACTTCTACAAGTTCGCCACCCTCAAGACTGACCTTATAATGGTCCTCACCTTGTAATGATAGCTCTGTTTGTCCTTTTGTTGGTTGCGTAAATGTTAAAGGCTTAATGTCTGTCCGCGGGAACGGCTTACCCATATTACCAATTAAGGCTGTAAGTACATCGTCAACGCTGGCACTTTCGCACCATACGTTACCTTGTAATAATAGGGCTTTTGCATTATCTGCCGTGGCACTTGTGCCGTCTCGCCCGTCCTCACCCTTATCACCTTTAGGGCCTTTCAAGGCTTCTAATTGGTCTGGGGTAAAGTCCTCATATCGGAATGGGTCGCCTTTTGGGCCTCGCGTCCCTTGTTCGCCCGGTAATCCTTGCGCCCCCGGAATAACAATATCAATCACTTTCGGAACCCTTGCTTTAACGTTCACATATTCAAAGTTATTTGTATCTTCCATAATTATTGCACCCCCTAATGTGCTGAAATATCATGAATGAATTTCATATCACCCATTACGATTTTAGTGACCTCGTTCCCATGAATAAGGAACACATCATATTGACCGCTCCTATAATTGCGGCCTATGTTCTTAGTTGCCTCGGCGGTGATAGTGCAGTAAATAATATTCTCGTGAACCACACATTCAGCATTGGCCAATAGCTTGCCCTGCATGCTACGCACTTTCATAACCGCCGTGCAGCTGGTTAAATCAAAATCGGCACTGACCTCGTAACCTCTACGATAGTCCGCGCCGATGTGTAAAGTCTCTGGCTCGTTTCTTATAAAGTTCATATGTACCTCGCCTATTCAATTTCTGTAACTAATACGCCAAGCATTCTGTTATTGCCAACTGGAATAAATAATACATCGTCAAAACTATACTCTTCTGGCGATATTGTATTTGGGTTATATTTTGAGTGCGCAACATTTATTTCTGCATAAATTGCAAAAGTTTTTTCATCAATAAATGCGAAATAAAAAAATATTGAACCATTTCTGGCGCCGACTTGACATGAGGGAATGCTTATAGGGCATATCGCTATTGGCTTGTCGAATGTATATCTAGCAATTTCTACATGATTGCCAATTACTCCAGTATAATTAATCTCCCAGCCGTATGGGTCTTCACCGTCGAATGGTTGAGGGTAGTAATCTGCGCCCTCGGCGGTAGCAACCCCCCAGCGCGTATAAGTAACATATTTTTTTACAACGTCTGGTTCATATATGTATTTTTTTATTTTCAGATACTTGTTTTCAGATGAAAATATTAATTTCTGATCTTTATTGAAAACCTCAAGGCCTTGTTTACCTGTTTTATACTCATCTGAATATACATAACATTTAAAACTATGAGGGGCTGATGGTGAGTGTCTAACTCCGCACATTGTAACAGGGTTTAAAACGCCGTTTATATCAGAAAATGCGCCATATCCATTAAATATGCCCTCTTGATAACTTGGCGTCAATAATTCGGTTTCGCCCTTGGTATTTTTCAAAATAAACCCTTTGTTAAAAGAGCCTTTCCCATTCGGAGCAACAAAAACCAAATCATCTTCCTTTTTGTTGATTATAAAATGCGGTTCATTATAACTATATATCTTATACCCGAATGCCCCTTGTATAGGGGTTGTTACAACCTCTTTTAATGCTAAATTTTTAAAAGAATCATTGATAATAGTTGTCCCCTCTTTATTGGATACTTTAATATACTCCATAGATGATTTTGTACCTTTCTTTAACCAAATCAGCGGCCTTGTTATCAATTGAGTAAAAGATTTGATTGTCCTTGATAGAGATTTGTACAGGCTGCACCATATATGGCCTGTTTTGTTCGTAAGAAATAACAGGTGCGAACGCAAAAATTTGCTCATTTTTTTGTTTTTCAATAGTAATCACCCCGCTATAATCTGTTACTATGTGCGTGCCTAGAAATCGAGTTAATGTCGAGTTTAGGCTTAATATTAAAGACCCTTTTTTATCGTATAGTTCAAAAACAGCTTTATTTATTCCCATATGCCTATCCTTACCCTTAACTGATTGTTTTCATCAAATACTTGAATTAAGTCATCGCTAATTTCAACCCTTGCGCCACTCGTCTTAGTTCGTAATGTGCCAATTGTTGCAGTGATAGATGAAAGACTATCCACCTGCATTTTATCAGCGGTAACAGCCCCAGCCTGTATCATTCCTTTAGCGATAATATTGTTATCGAACAAAGCCTCACCAGTAACATGCAATAGCTTGCCGTCTATGCGTGTCCCTGCTGGGCTCAAATTAATACGGCTCACCAATTCAGCGCCGTCTATATTATTGATAGCTTGCGTTACTTTCAAATCAATACCGCTAGAAATCTGCGTGATTTGTGAATTTACGTTATTTTGATAATCGCTCAAAGTGCGCTGGTACGCATTGCCAAGGTCGATGATTTTGCTATCCATGCCATTAACGGCGGTCTTGACTGTTCCGACTTCACTCTTTAAGTCATTTACAGCTTTATCGATACCATTTAGGCCTAGACTTTCCATATCGAGTAGGGACTTATCAATTTTAGCTTTTACTGCTACATTCTCCGCGCTGCTGCGTGGCCCCTCTCCGAACATGTCAACATACGCCACTTGTACAGCGTATACTCCAGCCTCGAGCGGTACATTAATAGCATTTGTAGTAATGTAATATACATTTTCATCGATATATACATTCGCACCCTTGCAATTAACTGGAATCGGTTCAAATGTAACGCCTATACCGCTGATATTGGCCGTTGCTTTGACTTTGGTCGGTTGCTTTGGTACAGGTATGTTATACGTCAATTCAGCTGGTGCGCCGTATCCTTTAGCAGGATTATGAGCGATACAATATACTTTTGAGGTGCGTTCCGTTAATAGAGTGCTGAATGTGGTGTTATTGCTACGGCCAATTAGTCCGTCATTTTGCCCTGCATTGAGATCTAATCTGATTTCATAATAATCTACATCGGCATTTCTAACTTCTAGCCAATTAAAATGTGCCATATCGCCGAACGAAACAGAAAAGCCCTGCGGTGCATTCGGTATTTCGCTTTTCATTTCAACTGTAATGCTTTTAGTTAAGCCCTGCGATGTGTTGCCGTGTGTATCCTTTACTTGAATTTTCACATCATAGGTATGGTCGAGTTCGCACCCGCTAACAGTAATAAGGCCCTCACCAGCGCCGCCGTATTTCCATGTGCCGCCTTGTTCTCTATACCACAATTCGACTGTATCAAGGCTATTGATACGCGGTACATCAAATTGAGCCACCACGTCAAAGGATAATACGCCGTTACCGATTTCGTAATATTTAGTATATAGTGCTAAATTGCTAACCTCTGGAATATAGTAAGGCACTATCTTATATGGATAGGCTTGCACTTCATCAAGTCCTTGTTCATTCGTGCCGAATAGGTTCATAGAGGTGAATTTCAAAT